ATGGCCTATGCAGAACAACTGCAGTCGTCGTTGAAGTACTTGGTTACCGCGGGGGAGGTAGGACGCCGGAGTCTGGATGACATGGTTGGCCCCTTGAATGGGGCCATCGGCGATATCACCGGGGCGGCTTCAGAGCTGGAGAACATTCCTTTCATCGGTCCGGCCATAGGCGCGAAGTTGCAGCGCACCATGCGTGGCATCAATGTCGCGCAGGCAAAGGTCGGTCAGGTGGTGGCGATGTACGGGCGTGCGACCAGCGCGGTTTCCCAGGTACAAGAGCGTATTGGCACCCTGAAAGAGCAAGCGTCCAAGACAAGTGCGGCAATCAATCGGGTTGCCGGGAAGATCAGCCCGTCTCTGGGCAACATCGTACCCACCGGTAGTTTTGCCTCGCAGACCACGCCAGCCCCGGAAGCAGTAAAGCCCTTTCCGCACTTGTTGATTATCCAGCCGCTCAAGCCCGAGGCGCAGCCTTACTACTTCAACCTGGACACGGCTGCCTTTGACGAGCTGCGCAGGCAGACCGCGTTCCGCTGGGCCGGGCAAGAGCGTTTGACGCGCAGCATTGCGCAACAGGCGGTTGGGTTCGGCGACGACAAGCTGAGTTTGAAAGGGTCCATCTTTCCTGGCTTCAAAGGCGGACTTAAGCAACTGAACACGTTGCGCAGCATGGGTCGCAATCTGCAACCGCTCAGCCTGACAACAGGCTACGGAGAGGTGCTGGGCAACTGGTGTCTGCTCAGTGTGGATGAAGAACAGAGCAACCTGCTGGCCGGGGGTATTCCCCGCAAGCAGGGCTTTTCATTGGAGTTTGTGAGCTATGGCGACGATCTGCAGAACGTCTAACGGGGATCTGCTCGACACTCTGTGTCAGCACTACTACGGGCACCTGAATGGCAGCGTCGAAGCGGTGCTGGATGCCAATCAGGGCCTGGCAGATGAGCCGCAACCGTACCGGGCTGGCGTGCAGATCCTGCTACCGGATCTGCAGGTCAAAAGCGAAGAAGTCATTCAGCTCTGGGGCTAGGGTCAGCCGGTTCACATCCACCTTTTATCAACGCTTGGCGGCGGATTCTAGTGAATCTGCCATGCCTTGCTATGGCTATTAAGAAGGTCTCATGAAGCCTGCATTCAGAATCGTTGCGGATCGCACCGATATCACGGCCTTGATCAATGACCGTTTGTTATTGCTCCGGACAAGTGACAAGCCAGGCATGGAGTCTGATGAGTTTGAGCTGCGTATCGATGATCGGGACGGAGCCGTTGCTCTGCCGTCGCGAGGCGCGGACATCGAGATTTACCTGGGTTACGAAGGACAGCCACTGACGCGGCTGGGGCTTTACACCGTGGATGACATTGAATCGTCCGGGCCTCCCGATACGTTGGTCATTCGCGGTAAGGCCAGCGATATGCGTGGCAGCGGCAGGACCACTCGTTCCGGTAGCTGGGAAGGTGTCTCGCTACAGCAGATCGTGACCGACGTCGCGACACGTAATAGTTGGAAGCCTGTCTGTAACGTCTCAACGAAGGTGCCCCGCGCTGATCAGCTTGACGAGTCGGACTATAACTTCATTACCCGGCTGGCCAAGAAGCACGACTGCACCGCAAAAGTCGCAGACGGCAAGTTGTTGGTGCTGCCACGCCAAGGTGGTGAGAGTGCAAGTGGTAAGGCGTTCGGTGTTGTGACGATTCAACGGCATGACGTGGCGCGCTGGCAGTTTCGCCTGAGTGACAAGACGACGCAAAGCGCCGTGCAGACCAAGCATCAGGACAAGAAAACGGGAAAGTTGAAGGTGGTTGAGCTGACCAACGATCAGTCGCCTGACGGCCTGCCGCCCGTTCACACCGACCGCCATATCTACCCGAACAAATCTGCAGCAGAGCAGGCAGCCAAGGCGCGCCTTGCCGCATTCAATCGCAGCACCGCTGGCGTTCGGCTGGAAATGGCCGGGCGCACCGATCTGTTCGCCGAGCGGATGGTCGACGCCCAGGGCTTCAAGGTCGGCCTGGATGGTGAGTACCTGGTCGACTCGGTTGAACAGGTATTCACCCAGTCCGGCTGGACCACCACGGTGGAGTGCAACGGCGGTAAATCTGGCAAGGCCAAAGCGAAGGGCAAGAAAAAGAAAGAGAAGAAACCGGTCAAGGTCGTACAGCTTTAACCGGCCAGATCAGCACCCACTTATCAGGAGAACCATGCATGTCGATTACAACGCAGCAGTTGCTGCAGATACTCCCCAACGCCAGCTCTCGAGCTGGCGTTTTTGTTCCTGTCTTAAACGTTGCAATGAGCAAGTACGCCATCGTCACCAGATTGCGCATTGCCGCATTCATCGCCCAGATCGGCCATGAGTCCGGCCAGCTTCGCTATGTGCGGGAATTGGGTAGCGATGACTACCTCGACAAATACGATACCGGGCGGCTGGCCGAACGCTTGGGCAACTCGCCCGAGGATGATGATGACGGCCAGTTGTATCGGGGCAGGGGGCTGATTCAGGTCACCGGCAAAGCGAACTACGCGGAGTGTGGCGAAGCGCTTGGGCTGGATCTGATCAATCATCCAGAGCTGCTGGAGTTGCCTCAACACGCCGCAATGTCGGCTGCGTGGTTCTGGCACCGCTCCAACCTCAACACGCTGGCGGACAAGGGCGATTACCTCACCATCACCAAGCGTATCAACGGCGGCACGAATGGCTTGGCTGATCGTCAGGCTCTTTATGACCGCGCATTGAGGGTTATCAAAGGCTGA